GGGCTAATAAATCGTTTTTTTGATGCTTTTATTATGGTTTCGTATTGACTCATTTTTTACACCTTTCAATAGTTGGTTTGGATAAATCTACTGCAATCGGATATGTCGCATTTTTGCAATCAATTTGGTATGTTGGGTCTTGTAAAGTCCAGATAAGTAAAGCTGGACCAAAGACTACACAAGCACCAATTAAGGCTTCAAATAATATTTTCATGTTATTCCCCAGATGGCCCTGCAAATGCTGAAAAAGATAAGAATTGTTCTAATGCTTTGTGAGTTGCATTAAATAATTCTTGAGCCTCTCTTGTTGAATATCCCATATGTTTTGCCTTATAAAATATTGCAGCAGATAGCTCGTCTTGATCTAATCGTTTAATTTGAACTTGTTCCATTGTCATCTCACTTAGAAGTTGTTTTAACGGAAAACACAGCAGTAATTTTTGTGTGCTTGGCGATTACATCAGCAGATACATTTAACTCTGCTAACAAGGCTTTATAGTCAACTACATTGCGATTAGATTCGATAACTGTAGATTTAAACAAAGCACCTTCAAATACTTTGTTGTCGCTGATTGTTGCTTGATCCTTGAATGAATCTTTAATCATGTCAGCTTGTTTAGTAAGGTCAGCGATTTGTGCAAGTAATGTGCCTAATGTGTCAGCAGAGATTGCGTTGATGTTTGTTAATGTGTTCATATTTAATTACCCCTAATTAATTATTAATAAAATTTACTGCATGACTAAACTTTAACTTATGTAAATACACAATGCAATAGTTTTAATTTCACAATGTAAAATAGTTCAAAATATTTTTGGGGTGGCTGGAGAAGTCCGTGAAGGAGCATTTAGGGGAATACTCAACTCCCCCAGCCAAGATTTATAGACCTTTTTCAAGGTAAAAGTAGTGCTTTAAAAGAGTAAATTTCTTATATGCTAAGTTTAAATCTTCTTCTTTAATTTCACAAACTTTGGTTTCTGTGTCATTTACAAAGACAATCGCACATCTAGCAGATGGCATACCAAAACCCTCACGATACGCTGCCAACTGCATCATATGTTCTGCATAGACTGTGGCTTTGTCCAGGCTATCTGTCTTTGTCTTAAAGTCTATAACAATGTTGTCAGCGTGTAAATCGCATTTACCTGCGTAACCATCATGAGCAAACGATTCTTCACATTTCCATTCTTGTTGGCCAAAGAACTCTGTAATCACCTTTTCTGTACGCAATACAAACTGAGGGTATTCAATCATGTAAACACCACTAAAAAACAGTTCAAGCTGATTGTGCATCTCTGTGCCTCGATTCATTGCATCTTTGCCTGTGGATCGCGAATCTTCCACTACACGAGCAATATAATCAACCTCTGGCTCGTTTTCTAAGCGTGGCAAGGTCATACTAGCCAGAAGCATTTGCTCCATCTTCCAACGAGTGAGAGCTGGTTTATCTAACAAACCAATAATTGTAGTTACACTTGGTAAATAGCCATGTTCTCTTGCATCACGAACTGTTGTATTTCTTTCTTTACCATTTTTGCCCATAATTGTATAAGCTGGTTTACCATTTTGGTCATACCAATGCTGCGAATTTGATTCATTTTTAACTAACATTTTTTTCCCCTAAAAAATTGTGTGAATACTACTCTTATCATGCCTAAACATGATTCGCTGACTATAAGTTATTTAAGAATATACGATTGCAGATAACTCATTAGTCCGATTCATCACTTGATTAATAAAACGCACTAAAGCTATTTCATCAAATTGATAAATCTTCTTCTCCTCATCTACTCCAACCGGCAGAGTAAATGATTGTGAGTTATTTGCAACATATTCACGAATCATATTATCCATAATTACCTCAAAATGGTACTTCGTCATCCATACTATTTAACATATCACTTGCGTGAGTGCTTACTGCTGGTGCTTCTGCTTCCTTACTGCCTTCTACCTTATTTAACACTTGAACAACATCACATTTAACTTCAGTCATGTAACGATCAACTCCAGACTTGTCAGTCCACTTGCGAGTTGTAATCTTACCTTCCACATAAACTTGTGAACCTTTGTGGACAATCTGACTACAAATCTCGGACAACTTGCCAAACGCTGCGATATTGTGCCAGGTCGTTGATTCTTTCATTTCACCAGACTTGTCTTTATATTTTTCTGAAGTAGCAATGCTGAAATTAGTAACTGCATCACCAGAGGGAAATAATCGAGTCTCTGGCTCTTTACCTACAAACCCTAAAATAATTGCTTTATTCACACTCATTTTTTTTTACTCCTAATAAAATATTAATAATGGATAGTTTTTGTGTTTCTAAAGAACCAATAATGATATAAGGACTAATATGTTTATTAAGAGTTTCTTGAATTAAATTAACCAACGTAGTATTAAAATCATCTTCAGACATTTGTTTCTCCTAATTTTTTCTGTAACATTTCGATTGCTTGATTAGCTTGAACTCTATCTAAAAGGGCTATAGAAGGCTTTTTAAAGTAAGCACATAACTTAGCCTCATCTGACTGTGTTTGTTCAATCAAAGCGTTTATAGAGCTTATTTGTTGTGGTGTGCATCCAACTGCATCAACCTTTGGTGATTTAGGTTCTTCTTTTGCAGTTGTTGCATCTAAAGCATCTGATTCAACAATAGCCATTGCAGTTGTATATAAATACCTACGCTGATAAGTTTCTACTGCACCGATATTTTGAACCTCATGGCATCCTTTTAAAGAAGCTGATCCCATTGGACTTGTGAATAATATTGATGAACCATCTTCAACATCAAAGATTGTCATTGTGGCAGTTTCAGCAGTAAATGAAATAACATCAACAAGACCAACATCTTTAAATATTGCTTGAACTGTTGGTAAAAAATCACCAAGTTCAAAGTATTTATAACCAGCAAACTTGTTATGACCAGACTTTGCTAATTCCAAAAATGCCAACATATTACGAGCATCAATTAATTTTTTATAAACTTTCATTTAATCACCTCTGCTGATTTAAGTTTGCCTGTTTCACCATCCCATGTAAGTTTGAGATTTGCAGTATTTTCATAAACCCAATTTATTTCAGGCACATAAATTAAATCTTTATCTGCTACGGATAAATAATCAACAGTATCTGGCTTTGGAATTGGTTTAATTCTGTATTCAGCACCAATGTCATACCAAATAAATCCACCATCTTCTAATCGCCAATCACTCCAGCCATCAGCTTTTAGATAACGAGCTTCTATCTCTGCACCATCAGCCCAAGCCTTAATTAACTCTGCGTGTCTATGTGGTTTCATTTAACACTCCTTAAACTCATAAACAATGAGCGACTAATACCACACTCAGACCAGATGAGTTGTTTATCTTCTAAAGATGCAAGACCCTTTTCCATATTAGTCAAAGCCTCAACCATTCTTACTTGCTTTTCTTCAAAGAACTGTCTCTGTTCTTGAATGTCAGCTTCCATATCAAAATTATCAAACATTGTTTTTTCTCCCCTAAGTGTTAAACAATAGTTAAATTTTACCCTATCTATTTTATTTGTGCAATAAATATAAGAAATAATGTAAAATAAATTTATAAATAATAAAAAGGATAAAAATGTTAAGCGATAAACAATTAATTGCCTTATTAGGCGGTACAAGCAGAGTTGCTAAATTATGTAGTGTGTCACCTACAGCGGTATCTTTATGGGTGCATAGAGGCATCCCAGCACTTCAATTAATGTATTTAGGTGCAACGCTAGAAAAAGAGAGCTGCGGTCTTGTTACTCGCAAAGATTTATTCCCAAACACCTGGCAATTAGTTTGGCCTGAATTGGCAAACACTTCGCAGACTTCGCAAGTTTCGTAGGTTTAGTAGGGTTTATTAATAGGGGAAATTATGAAATTATATGTTTTTAGATATAAAAAATTTCAAGGGTTTGCAACTGGTAAAAACATGACACAATTATTTTGGAATATCGATTCTTTTATAGATCCTTATTGTGTAGAAATACAAGAAGTTCAATTCTTTGCAGTTTGTTGGAAAAATAAAGATGAAGAACAAACAAATTTTGCATTTGAAAGCGATTGGGATGAAGATAAATGGATTAAGCCAGATTGGAGTAAAGTAAAAAAGTAGTTTATAATGTATAGATCAAGCGTGGAAACTTGATACAGCCTAAAGTAAAAGAACTCTCGCATGGGTTTGGTCTTTTTACATAAACTTTTCTTTAGGCTTGTTATGTAGAATTTCCACACCAAATCCAGCCGAGAGTTTTTTTGCGTCTGGTCGTACTCCACACGATAGCAGAGGATTTAAATGGATCGCTTGGAAGAAAACATAGGCTAGTTTCACACTTAATGATGCCTCGCTAACTTAAATGGGTATAGCACAAGTTTGTATAGACACAAGTGGTAGCCACTATACTTACGATTGAACATTAACTTCGGTAGCAGTAGTATTAATATTCTTTTAATATCGCTGATGTTGGTAGAGCAATGCTCTCCACTTATGGCAGAACTATGAGTAAATATATGAGTATAAACAATGTAGATACATATTCAGAAGCACACAGAAATTCATGCGAAGCTCGTCATATGCTTACATTACCTTTAACTACAAGAAGAAAAGAATTAGATTTAATTGAGAAACAAAGAGGAACAAAAGCAGTTGAGTATCTTAAGAATGAGATGGTATTGCAACATAAATTAAAGAAAACAAATGATTAATCCACATGAACATTTACAATTTATTGCAGATAATGTAGAAGCATTTGCCAAAGCTGACCAAGAATTAACTGCATCTGAATCATGGAAATCAGCCATTAAAGCAGTTGAGATGGATCATAGTAGTCAGACATCAATGGCAGGTAAAGAGATGGAAGCATACGCATCTGATGAATACAGACAATGGTGTAATGCTCATGCCAAAGCTAAAAAGACTTATACCGAGTTAAAATTAAAGATTGAATTGGCTAAATTAAGTATTGAAGTCTGGAGATCACAAGAAGCCAGTAATCGTACAACAGATAAGACATTGAGATGAATTATAGAAATAAGAAATTAACAGAAATAGTAAGAAAATTACCTTGTCAACAATGTGGAATAGAAGATGGAACAGTTATCGCAGCACACAGTAACCAGTTACGAGATGGAAAAGGAACAGGAATTAAAGCCCACGATTATCGAATCGCTGCTTTATGTAACTTGTGCCACATGGGACTTGATCAGGGCAGAGCAATGTCGAAAACAGAAAGAATGGAACTCTGGGAAGATGCCCATAGAAGAACAATTGGAGCATTATTTGAATACGGACTTTTGAAGGTTTAATTTATTTTGCGTAATGTTACTTATAAGTGACTTTTGTATCATAAAATAAACATAATGTGCGTTATTGGTCACTTTATGAGTCAAAACCCTATTCTTTCAAGACCATATTGTTCGCATATTTCTTTAGCATATTTCTTAAATACTGCATCATGTAAATACCAATCCTCAGACTTTTTAGACCTACGCATATGAATACATTCGTGCAACATTGAGGAAAGTAAAATCGTAAAATTTGTATTCATCTCACGAGAAATTAGGATTTCATGTAAATCAGTTTCACCATCAAAGGTATAAGTAGCAAAACATTCTGCACCATCGTGAAATACTTTATCAGTTACCTTAAAGTCAATTTCAGCAGTTGATGGCATCTTCCATTTATTGATTGGTGGCAGTTGGCAGATAAGACAATAGATTGATTCAAGTATTTTAGGTGTGGGATTCATGGACTTTGCCTCTGAATTCAAAGTAATCCTCATCCCAGACTCGCACAAGTTCAGGTATTAATAACTTACCCTTATGGAATGATAGAACTGCAAACCCAGCCATCCAGTCTTTAGGATTATCCTCAGCGTATTCAAATTGTCTACCTACAGGATTAGCTAAAGTACCTGTCTGAACTCCATACCTAGTTCCGTTATAGTCCGTTAATAAATTAACTGCTCCAACATGGGTATGGCCTGTAACAAAGTTAATACCACCATGAAGCGTATTATTTCTTCCAGCCATTGCACCACCTTTATATCGGTGTTTAATCACAGTATCACCATTAACCCAAAATGAATAGCAAGGTTGCCATAGTGGAAAGTAATCCCTTAATTGTGTACCTTGTAAACCTTGTAGCTCTGGTGCTTTATTTACAATGAGTTGTTCATACCTAGCATCGTGATTACCCATAGGCCAAATTAATGGAGTTTGTTTTAATACTCGATTCTCTATTTCAGTTAAAGATGTTTGACAGGCTTGTAGTTCTTCTTTGACTGTAGGTAATTTATTAAAGTTGATGCTTGGAAACCTTGAGATTGAAGCACCATCAAACGCATCACCATTATTGACAACACATTTAATCTCTTGTTTGTGCATTTCTAAAAACTTGAGTAATGCTCTATATGCTGGAGTTGGTTCATCTGGCCAAAAATGAGCATCGGAAAAAACTACAATCATTCCATTATCAATATTTAACTCTCTACGCATATTGCCAGGAGTAACAAGTCGAGTTGGTTTTGCGTGTGGATGATCAGAATCAAGAGAAATTTTATATCTTTCTTCTAAATTTTTTCTTCTCTTGTGAACTCCTCTTAGATTCATATCAAAAAATTCAGAAACTTTAGAAGGAGACTTTAAATCTTGCCAAACTCGTATAAATTCTTCATCAGTAGAATATTTCATATTCCCCCCATATAATAGCGATTTATAACACAATTTTATTAATATACAATGACATACGCAAAAAGGGTGGATAAGAACCAATCAGCAATTGTTGAAGAATTCAGAAAATTGGGTTTTAGTGTCTACATTACCTCTCATGTAGGTCGAGGATTTCCAGACATTATGGTGGGAATAAACAATACTCACACGATTCTCGTGGAAATTAAGTCAACAGAAAACGCAAAGTTTACAGATGCTCAAAGTGAATTTATGTCTAAATGGACTGGTGGCCCAGTAGTCCGAATTGATTCAATTGAGGGTGTTCAACGCTTAGCAAATATGTTAAAATAAATTTATCTCATGGTGAGATTTCTTTGCAAAGGAAAATAAAATGAATTATGGTAAACCAGCAAGTGGCGAGAAAATGCCAAAGGGTGTCGTTTCAAGCGACAAATCAGGAATGAAAAAAGGATCAGAGTCTGGTCCAAATAGTTTAAAAGGCACTAAAGGCGAATCAGGTGAAATGATTCCTAAAGGTGCAACTGCAAGTGATATGTCTGGTGAGCGCAAAGCAAAGCTAGTCGGTGGTGTTGCAATGGGTAAGGCTGATGGCATTGGTATGAGAGATGCAAGTCACCTAGGCAAGAACGATGGTATGTGTGGCGAAATGAAGGGCGGCAGCTCTGAAAAAGTTGTTTACGACCACAAACGCATGGCTCATCCACAAGATTAATAAAACAAAACCCCTAAAACTTTGTAGAGTGTTAGGGGTTTCTAACATCAAATAGGATAATATTTAATGTCTAGTTCTAATTTTAAAAGTAGTTGCGGTAACTGTAAACATTTTAGCGATACAAATAATATTATGGGATCGTGTATAAGGTATCCCACTTATCAAAATAGACACGCTAACGATTATTGTGGCGAATATTCCCAAAGTTCAACATTTGGCGCATTGGACAACATTGTTCAAGAAGTAACCAAAGAATCCATTCAAGCTGAAGTGGCTGCCATGAAACCCAAAGCAGGAAGGCCCAAAAGAAATGTTGCTTAAACCTTTACACGATAAAATTATAGTCAAACCCATTGAACGAGTTAAATCGTCTTTGATTCATGTCATTATGGATGAAAAAGACAACATGGGGACTGTGGTCGCAGTCGGACCAGGCAAGAAATTACCCAATGGCAGACGTGAAGAAATGCCGGTTTCAGTCGGTTCATTTGTCAGATTCGGCACAATGGGCAAAGATGAATATTTAAAATATACTGAATATTTTGAAAACAATGAGCGTTATCTGGTCATGTCATGGTCGGATATTTGTTTTGAACAGGAGGCAGCGTGATATTAAAATCTTCAGAGCAATCTATTAAATATAAAATTTTGATTAAATTGCGTAATTTATTAAGAAAATTTAGTGAACACGTTGATATTGAAATATTGCATGAAGGCAGTAAATTAAGAGATAAAGTTTATAAAAATTCAAGATTACATCGAGTGGCTAGTTATATTGTTGTTAAAGGAGAAATAGATGGCAACTAAACCTGGCTTATATGCCAATATTCATAAAAAACAGGCTAGAATAGCGCAAGAAAAGGCAGAAGGTAAACCAGTCGAGAAGATGCGTAAGCCTGGCACAAAGGGCGCTCCTACTGCTGAAGCATTTAAACAATCTGCAAAGACTGCGAAGAAATAATGGCTACTAAAAAACACGATAAACCGATTGAGCATAAAACTACTGGCAAGGGAAAGACCTATAATCCCACAGATAAGGGTGCAGGCATGACTGCTAAGGGCAGAGCCGAATATAATGCTAAGAATGGATCTAATCTGAAAGCTCCAGCACCAAACCCAAAGACTGAAAAAGATAAAGGAAGAAAAGCCTCCTTTTGTGCCAGAATGGAAGGAGTTGTTAAAAATGCTAAAGGCCCAGCTGAACGAGCCAAAGCCTCATTAAAGAATTGGAACTGTTAAGATGCCATTAATTAAATCAAAATCAGATAAAGCTGTGCCTAAAAACATCAAAAAAGAGATGGAAGCTGGTAAGCCACAAAAACAGGCAGTAGCTATTGCACTCAATGTCCAACGTGAAGCAAAGAAAGGTAAAAAAAAATGATTGTTAATTTTCACATCGATCAGATTAATGAAATGATGAAGTATTTGGATGAAGTGCCTCACAAATATGCAAGAGGACTTATTGAATATATTCAAGCTCATGTTAATAAACAGGTAGCACCGCAGCCTCCTCAGCCCCAAAATGTTGAGGAAAAACAAGAGTCTGCGTTGGATGGAATTCAAGTTAAAATTGTTTCGGCTGAAGAACCAATAGCTTAACCATTAATTTTTTAAAATCAAAGACATGGAAACTGCCTTAGATAAAAACGCAAAGATAGCTGAAGCAATGCTAGGCAACAAGAATGGAACAAAAAATAAGTTGTTCTATGATCGTTTGCGTTTAGAACTTACGCAGAATCCGCACAAATTAGCCAAGATTGTTGATGCCTTACTTGAGAAAGCACAAGAAGGCGAGGCATGGGCAGTTAATACTGTCATGGATCGTGTCGATGGTAAGGCCATCCAGTCCACAGATATTACGACTGATGGAACACCCTTATCAAATATTTTAGTGTCATTTGTAAAGCCAAATGAGTGAAGTCGATGGAGCAATTGCCAAAGCAGAATTTCCTTATAAGATGTCGACATTGTTCGACAAGGCAAGATATAAGGTTTACTGGGGTGGCCGAGGCGCAGGCAAATCCCATTCAGTAGCCAAAGCATTATTAATTTTAGGTGCTAAGTCACCTATTCGCATATTGTGTGCCAGAGAATATATGACATCGATGCGTGATTCAGTGCATAAATTACTTAGTGATCAAATTGATTTATTGGGATTAGACTCATTTTATGAAGTTTTACAAGCCAATATTAAGGGCAAAAATGGCACAGAATTTAGTTTTGTAGGCCTCAAAAACAATACTGCCAATATTAAATCTTACGAAGGTGTGGACTATTGTTGGATAGAGGAGGCACAATCTGTGACTAAATCCTCATGGAATATATTGATTCCAACTATCCGAAAAGAGAACTCTGAGATATGGGTAACATTTAATCCAGAGCTTGAAACCGATGAAACCTTTCAGCGTTTTGTCCAACATCCTCCTGAGAACGCAATTATCCAAAAGATTAATTGGTCTGATAATCCTTGGTTTCCTGAAACATTGAACCTTGAGCGCATATCATTAAAGAATCGTGATCCTGAATCTTACAATACAGTTTGGGAAGGAATGTGCCGAGTTACTGTTGATGGTGCAATCTTTGCCAAGGAGATGCAACAGGCAGAGATGGATAACAGAATCACCAGAGTGCCATACGATGCCATCAAGCCAGTTCATGCAGTATTTGACTTGGGCTGGGCTGACCATACTGCTATTTGGTTCGTGCAGTTTATTGGGTTAGAGATAAGATTGATTAGATATATGCAAGCCAATCAGCAGACAATTAGTTGGTATTTGGCTGAGATGCAGAAGTTTGGTTATCATTTTGATACGCTGTGGTTGCCACATGATGCAGCTGCAAAATCACTAGGCTCTGGGCGATCAATTGAGGAGATTGTGCGTAGTGCTGGGTATAAAGTTCAGATATTACCAAGAGTGCCGGTGACTGATTCCATTAACGCAGCCAGAACTATATTTAATAAATGCGTGTTTGACAGAGAGAACTGTGGCGATGGCCTCCAATGCCTCAGACATTATCGGTATGATGTGGATGAAAGTGGCGCATGGTCACAGAAGCCATTACATGACCAATATTCTCATGGTGCAGATTCTTTCAAATATTTGGGCCTTTTAGTCAATGAACCGAAGAAAGTAGTAAAAAGACCAGTTAATATTGAACGTGGCTCATGGATGAGTTAAAATTGCAAAAATTACAAGGGTAAATTATGGCTGAAGAAATCATTGAGCAGGATGACAGAATCTATCAAGCAATGGAGTTTTTACGTCAAGTGAATGATGTTGATTCCAATAATCGTGCTGAGGCCTTAGATGATGTGCGTTTTAGCAATGGTGATCAATGGCCTGTTGACGTGCAGAATAGTCGTTTACTTGAGGCCAGACCATGTCTGACCATTAATAAAGTCGATGCGTATTGCCGACAGATTGTTAATCAGATTCGTGAGCAAAGACCTAGAATTAAAGCGCATGGCATGAATACCCAAACCGATGAAAAACAGGCGCAAATCATTACTGGGATGTGCCGACATATTGAATTGCAGTCCGACGCCGACCAGGCTTATATTAATGCTGTGGACTATGCAGTTCGCATGGGCTGGGGATATATTCGAGTCCATACCGACTATGTGAAGGATGATAGTTTTGACCAAGAAATTTACATTCGAACAATTGAAAATCCTTTTACTGTGTATTTTGATCCCAATTCCATTATGGCTGATGGATCTGATGCAGAGCGCTGCCTTATTACCACTTTAATGAGTAAGAAAGCATTTAGTGCCATGTACCCTGATGCTGAAGTAGATCAGGGTTTTGTCAGTCGAGGAACTGGCGATGTCATTGGCGATTGGGTGCAAAAGGAAGAAATCAGAATTGCCGAGTATTGGTATTCAGTCAGAGAATCAGTTGAGTTAATGCAGTTATCAGATGGCTCAAGCATTTACGCTGATGAAGTCGATGAAAAGTTAATGGAAAAATTAGGCGTTGAAGTCATCAATCAGCGCACAACAATCCGTAAAAAGATTAAGTGGGCCAAAGTAACTGCAATGCAAGTGCTAGAAGAAGGCGAATGGGCAGGTCGTTATCTGCCGATTATTCCTGTTTATGGTCAATCAACCATAGTCCAAGGTAAACATAAGCGTTTTGGATTAGTCCGTATGGCTAAAGATCCGCAGCGTATGTATAACTACTGGTCAACTGCTCTGACTGAAACTGTCGCACTTGCACCTAAAGCAAAATGGATATTGGCTGAAGGACAAGATGAAGGGCATGAGCAAGAATGGGCTGAGGCGAACAATGCAAGTAAGCCATATCTACGTTACAAACAGACTGACATCGATGGCAGACCAGCTCCACCACCAACAAGACAATCACCAGAACAACCTCCTACTGGAATTATGGCTGCAATGCAGTCGATGAATTTAGACTTACAGGCAGTCATTGGCATTTACGATCCAAATCAGTTACCTCAAGGAATCCAGTCCGGCAAAGCCATTCAAGGTCAGCAAATGCAAGCTGACATGACCAATATGCATTATTACGATAATTTAACTCGTAGTATTCGACAAGTCGGCAGAGTAATCCTTGATTTAATCCCTCATATTTATGACACAGAACGTGCCATGAGAATTATTGGCGATGATGGTAAACCAGAGATTATGACGATTAATGAGCGCAAGATGGATGAATCCGGCATTGAGCGCATCCTCAATGACGTGACAATTGGTGAGTTTGATATTGTGATGGATACAGGACCAGGCTATAACTCCAAGCGTCAAGAATCTGTTGAGGCCATGATGGCATTATTCCAAGCAGAACCGGCACTTGTGCAAGTTGCTGGAGATTTATTGGTTCGTAACATGGACTTCCCTGGTGCTGACATTATTGCTGACCGCATGGCAGTTAATAACCCATTGGCTCAATTGGATGATATGTCTGATATTCCACCAGCCATCCAAATGAAGCTCAAGCAAGGCGAGGCTCAAGTTCAGCAATTAACTCAGCAATTGCAACAGGCTCAAATGATGATGCAACAGCGTCAAGATATTGAACAAGTGAAGCAAGATAATGAAACCAAACGTGAGTTAATGCGTCAGACCACTAAAGGACACGACACAGAGATGCGTGTTCAGACTGCAATGCAAGAAACTGTGGTCAAGACTGAAACGCAGAAAGAAATTGAGCAAATGAAGGCGCAATTAGCGCTTTTATTGGCAAATATGAACAGAACATCAGCTAGAGAAGCAGAAGCTGAGGCTGTTGAACGTGGTATTTAATATTGTCAATAATTATTTAAAGTAATAAGATTCAAGCGTACCGATTCGTTTAATCGGAAAATACTGAGGAGCTTCGAAAGATGGCCAATGTTTTAACAAGTGAAAATAGTACCGAGTTTTACGCAAATAAATTAGGTTTAGCTGAAGATTCTCCGACTGAGGCTGTGGAAACTCCCACAGAGCCAGTAGATGAAATTAAACAGAGTGAGCCGGAAGTTGTCGAGAACGAGGAAAAAGTAGTAACAGATGAACCGAAACCTAAAGTAAAGATGCGTTTTGATGAAGTCACAAAGCAACGTGACCTTGCTAAGCAAGAAGCTGAACAAGCAAAAATGAGAGCGCAGGAGTTAGAGCAAAAGTTAAAGGCCCTTGAATCACAGGCTGCACCTAAACAGGAGCAGAGCAGAGATGAGAAACCAAGACCAGATCAATTTGTCGATGCGTTTGAATACGCTGAAGCATTGGCTGATTGGAGTGCTGAAAACGCTGTAATGAGAGCAAGACAGGAAGATGTAGAAAAGAAGATTCAAGCGGAACGTGCCTTAGTAATTGAGGGATGGAATAAGAAACTTGAAGCGACTAAAGCTGAATTGCCTGATTTTGATGATATGGTAGCTTCCTCTGATGTAGTGGTGAGCGATCAAGTGAGAGATGCAATTTTAGAGTCTGATGTAGGTCCTAGAATCCTTTATCACTTGGCTGAGAACCAAGACTTAGCAGAGAAGATTTCCAAATCAAGTCTAATTACTGCTCTAAGAGAAATAGGTAAATTGGAGGCAAAGTTTGAAAAGACTGAACCGAAAGAGGTGAAATCTGTTGCCCAGAAGTCCAAAGCACCTGCGCCAATTAGTCCAATCAAAGCTGGTTCAAGTGACCAAGTCATTATTACCGATACCGATAAGATGACCTACTCACAGTACAAAGCAATGCGACAGGCTAAAAGGATTAGGTAAAAACTTAATTTATTTTATAGAAAGGTAATATCATGGCCAATAATTTATTGACTATTTCCAAAATTACTAATGAAGCTCTAATGGTTCTTGAAAACGAACTCACATTTACTTCAGAAGTAGATCGTAACTATGATGATCAATTTTCTGTCGTCGGAGGCAAGATTGGTAACACAGTGAATGTAAGACGACCTGGAAGGTTCGTAGGTGCAACAGGCCCTCAGTTAGTAGTTGAAGATTTCAACGAATCCTCTGTTCCTGTTACTTTATCAACCCAGTTCCAAGTATCAACTCAGTTTACAACTCAAGACTTAGCATTGTCTTTAGATATGTTCTCTGATCGTGTATTGAAGCCTGCAGTCGCAGCAATTGCGAATAAGATTGATAGAGATGGATTGTCGATGGCTACCCTCAATACTGCGAATATCGTAGGTGTTGCTGGTACTCCTCCAACTGGTTTGATTACTTACCTAACTGCTGGTGCTTACCTTGATTCTGAAGGTGCTCCAAGAGATGGTCGTAGATCATGTATCGTTGAGCCATTCACATCTGCAACGATTGTTGATTCTTTAAAAGGTCTATTTGTACCTCAAGAAGCAATTGGCGAACAGTATCGCAAAGGTTTGATGGGTAGAGATTCCGCTGGTGTAAACTGGAAGATGGATCAGAACGTGGTTTCACAAGTATTTGGTACAAACAGCACAACTACTGTGACTGCTTCTGTAGCAACTACTACTGCAACTGGTTTCTTAACAAGTGGCTGGGCATCAAGCTCAACAATCACTTTGACTGCTGCCAATACTGGTAACTTAGTATTAAATGCTGGTGATACATTTACTATCGCTGGTGTTTATGCAGTTAACCCACAAAATCGTCAAGCGTATGGATCTAACAAGCTCCGTAACTTTGTGGTTAAATCTGCTGTAACGATTGGATCAGGTTCAAGCGTTTCTGTAACTGTATCTCCAGCGGTAATTACTGCCGGTCAGTTCCAAAACGTATCGATTCCAAGTCCATCAGCTTCAGCAGCGGTTACTCAGTTCAACTCAACTGGTGCGGTTTCTCCACAGAATTTCATGTTCCATCGCAATGCGTTTACCCTTGCAGTAGCAGATTTAGAGCTACCTGAAGGTGTCCATTTTGCAGGCAGAGCCTCTGATAAAGAAATTGGTTTATCAATGCGTATTGTCCGCCAATACACTATCAACAACGATTCTATTCCGACTCGTTTAGATGTGTTATACGGATGGGCCCCTCTCTATCCTGAACTCGCAGTTCGTATTGCAGCTTAATTTTTAAGGAGAAAATAAAATGGCTAATCCAGGACCAGCAACCACAGTAACGATTCATCCACAGAACGTGCTAACAAACCAAGCAATTCGTTTGTTAGCCGTCGCAGTAGGTGTAAACGTCAACGCAACAGGTGATCAGGCAGTATTGCCTATCCTCAACTCTTCTAACTACTCTGTTAGTAACGTAGTATTTACCAACGCATCAACTTCCCTTACAACAGCCGCAGCAGGGTTATTTACTGCTCCGTCTGCTGCCGGAACTGGTGTTGTTGCTAATGCTGCTTTATCTGCATTAACAGGCTCAACAGTAGTAAGCCAGAGAACTGTTGCATCAACAGCAACTCAATCTGCTCAAAACTTATACCTCAACGTAGGAACTGCACAAGGTGCAACTGCTACGATGGATGTGTATGTTTACGGGTATGATTTCAGCACTTACTCTTAATTAGAGTGGAAAACCCCTTTAATTAGGGGTTTTTCTTGCTTTGTTTTATAATAAATTATCTTTTGCAAAGGAAAAAAAATGCCATCAACAACAATCACTCGTGGTAATGTTCTCTCCACAACTTTCATTGGACCATCTTTAACACCTGTTGCAGTAGCGTCTTATACTTCAGCAACACAAACTTTCAATATCGCAGGGCTACAAACTACTGACCAAATTATCGCAGTCGGTTTAAGTGGCAATCAAACAGCAGGTATTATTGTTGCTGAATGCGATGTATTAACGAATGGTGTTTTAACAGTTCAGTTCGCGAATACAACAAATGCTTCAGTTACACCTACTGCAGGAACTTATGTTTTTGCAGTAACTAGAACTGATGGACCTTTACCTTTAAATATGGTTTAAATATGGCTAACGTTTCTGCTTATCGTGTCGTAGGCCCTACAACTGCGATTGCAGTTACAGGCACTTCTTCCACATCAGTTACCATCACTCCGAATGGAAATGATCAAGTCAACTTTTGTGGATTTTTAAATATTTCTGCAAATCCTGTGGCAATTACAATTGCTCCGGCCATTGCAGGCACAACCACAACTGCTAACCCTGCGGTATTGCCGAGTGCTGGATCATCTAGCCAAAGTTTTGTTTTAGGTGTAAGCATGAGTCAGCCGACTGTAATTGCAGTTCCTCCAAGTTTTGCAATTACTGCAATTGGAACAAGTGGGACAACCCTTTATGTAATGCCGATGGTAGATCAAAACTAAGGAGTAGTAATGTCTGATCCAGCCAAGACAAGCAATCAAAATGTGCTGCCAGTTCAGGCTTTTTTTAATCTTGATGGCACGTTTAACACTTTATTAGGTCAAGGTCAGCCATTTGTTATTACTGCGACTGAATCCATTGGCATTGTAAATTCAACTGTCAATGCAACGCTTTATCCTACCTTTACAAGTGCAACAAGTGGACAAGTAACAGGTCTAGCAGTTACCTCATCAAGTCTTACATGGAATCCAGGCACAGGGGTATTTTCTGCTCC